CAAAAACAAATAATTATGAAACTTAAATTAGATCGTATTGACCAGCATGCTTTAACAGCATTCATCAACCGAGTAAAACCAATTGATTCCTTCATCTACATGAAGATTGCAAATGGAACAATTAACTCAACAGTTTACCTTCCACAAAGAGATGCCGTAAAGCACCACTCAGTAGAAGCTAGTACCATTTTTCAAGTAGAAGCATGGCCAGAAACTGACAAAGAAATGAAAATTGCATTCTTTGAAGGAAACAAAGTTATTGAAGCTATTAAGCACTTTGATGCAGATGCAATTAAAGGTGAAATAGAATTCATCGAAAATGACAACGAATTAGTAGCAGCTTCGCTACGTATTTTTAATGACGAACTAGAAATTACTCTAGCTTGTTCAGAACCATCTTTAGGATTTAAAGATCTTACTCAAGATCAAATTGATGTAATCTTTGCAAAAGAAGACAGTACGTTTGATTTTAACTTCGACACTCATATGATTGGAAAAGTTAAGAACCTATTCTCTCTTGACAAAGATGAAACATTTAGCATCAAATCAGATGTAACAGGAGTTAGTGTAAGCGGTAAATCATTTAGCGTTGTAATTAACCCAGATACAAGCGGAAACGGTGAAGTAACAGTTTATAAAAAGTACTTAAACCTGCTTGACAAAGACGAACAAACAGTACATGTCTCTGGATCAAAAGTTGTATTCAACTCAAACGATACAGACACTTTGTTAACAGTTTCAACTTGTCAAACAGCATAGTACATGAACGTCGAAGAGCTAGAAAATAAATCTATAGAAGAATTAACTGATAATGAGGCGAAGCTGCTTGTAGATCACTACAAGCAGCTGTCTGCCAAATATACAGCATATGAACAAGCAGTTAAGTTAACACTTAACTCTATCTACGGAGCCTTCGGTAATAAATGGTTTCACTTTTTTAATATTGACATTGCCGAGTCAATTACAAAACAAGGCAAAAATGCAATTCTTTATTCAGAGACTATTCTCAATAAGTATGTTAATGATTTCTGGCACAAGGACACTGCAGTACACTCTCATTTTGGGATTAAGGTAAAGGGTAAAATAGAAAAACCATCAGTAATTTATATTGATACAGATTCTTGTTACGTACAGTTTCAAGATTTATATGAATCTATAATTTGGCCAGAAGAAACTGAGAAGATGGAAATAGATGTTTTCATTTTAGCTCTTTATGGATTTAGACTTAGAGATTATATCACTAAGTGCATGCAGAAATATGCAGATAAAAGAAACTCAGATAATTATTTGATGTTTGAATTAGAAGCACTTGCATATAACGGTATTTGGATGTCTAAGAAAAAGTATATTCAGAATATTGCATGGGATGATAAGTTAGAGATCACAGACAGACATACTTCATTAAAGAAGATTAAAACAATTGGATTTGATACTATTCAATCATCAACACCTAAATTTGCAAGAGAGAAATTAGTAGAAGCACTTAAAATTATATTTAAAAGTAGAGTAACTCCAACTGCAGAAGATCTTCAATCTTTAGTAGTCTTTATGAAAGAGACTAAAAAACAATTTAAACTTGCAGATATTGACGAGATCTCGTTTAATAGAAGAACTAATAATATCGACAAGTATATTGTAGATGATCAGAAGGAATTTCAAATTGGTCTGAAATGTCCAGCAAATGTTAAAGCAGCAGGATATTATAATTACTTGTTGAATAATAATAAAAAATACAAAAACAAATATAAAGTTATAGGTAACGGTGAAAAGCTAAAGATTTATAATTGTAAATCACCAATATCAGAGGTATATGCATATATGCCAGGAGATCATCCTTATGAGATTGCACCAGAAATCGATTATGACACTCAATTTGAAAAGGCAATGATTGACCCTCTCAATAGAGTATTAACAGCAATTGGTTTACAAACACTAGACACTAACCTAATTTACGCATCGTCGTTATTTTAAAAATAATATTATGAACACACCAACATTTTACGAAACAATTAAAGGTTTAATAAAGCAATATCCAAATGATATGCAATTAGGAAACGCAGTTAGGCGTTTAAATTGGAAAATAGAAGAGGCTAATAAACCTGATCCAAATCAATTAGAAATACAATTTCCAAAAGACAAGTAATATGCACGTAGAATTAACAGAAAGGCAAAAAGAATATGTTGAGCAATATCAATGGATTCTCAATAGACTCGGTGAAATACAACACGAATTATCTTCTTTAGGAACAGAGTCAACTTCCCTTATTAATAGATTAAAAGAAATAAGAAATGCCGAAGCTGTTGAATTTCCAGACGCAAACTTAATAGACACACTTAAGAAAGCCGACGAATAAGTCGGTTTTTTTATTTAGAAACAAATGAGGTTATTATGATATAACCTTAAACAAAACATTTACATACATGGCAAAGAAAGATTTTAGTTTCGCAGATATAAACTCAGAGTTAAAGACATTGAATCCACTAGGATCAATCATGGCAGACTCTACATTCAGTGAAGTTACAGAGTGGATCGACACTGGTAATTTCCACTTAAATGCATGTGTTAGTGGTTCACTATTCGGTGGATGGCCTAACAGCAGAACATGCTCAATAGCTGGACCATCAGGTACAGGTAAAACATTCTTAGTATTAAACTCTGTTAGAAAGGCAATTGAAATGGGTTACAATATAATCTACTTTGATTCTGAAGCAGCAGTTGATAAAGATCAAATGGAAAAGTTTGGTATTGACGTAACAAAAGTTAATTACCAACCTATTAATACTGTTCAAGAATTTAGAACATCAGTTACTACGCTTACTAGCAAAATGCAAGAAGTAAAACGCAATGGTGGAAAAACACCAAAGATCATGATGATTCTTGATTCTGCAGGTAACTTAGCAACTCAAAAAGAAATTGATGACGCTAGATCAGGATCTGAAAAAGCAGATATGACAAGATCTAAGGTTCTAAAATCTATTTTTAGAATCATTATGACACCATTAGCAGATCTTAAGATACCTTTTATTTTCACTAATCACACATATCAAACGCAAGACTTTATTTCAAGACAAGTCGCAGGTGGTGGAACTGGACCAGAATATGCAGCATCAATTGTTTTATATTTAGGAAAGGCACAACTTAAAGATACAGGTGGAGATAAAGCAGGTATTATTGTAACAGCTAAGCCTAATAAGAATCGTTTTGCAAAACCAACTAATATTAAATTTCATTTACACTTTACAGAAGGTATGAATGCATATGTTGGATTAGAACAATACATCGATTGGGAAGACATTGGTATTACTAAAGGTATTATTGAAAAGGGTGAGAAGATTCCTAAAGCAACATCAAGAAATTGGATATGTAAGCATTTAGATCACACTGTACCAAACAAAGAATTCTTCACAGATAAAGTATTTACTCAAGAAATCTTAGAGAAGATTGAAAGTAGAATCAAACATGTGTTTAATTACAACACAGAAGAAAGAGAAATTGATTTAGAAGCTATATTAGAATCAGATGAAGATTAATCAGGACAATCTACCCATTAAATACATTATGGGTATCGAAAAAGATTTACCTGAATATCCAACCGGCTTTGACATACTTTACAATGAAATACAATTGTGTGTTAGAATGCCAGATAGACATAAGGGTAATTTTACTTTACATGCCCTAAAAACTTACAGGTTTCAAGAAACAGAAGAATCTAAATTATTAGAATCTATAGCAGACTTAATCGATTTAGGTATTGTAGAACCAGTAAACACCGAGGAAAATAAACTTTCTTGGAAAATAATTCAAAACCCATTCGCATGATAGCAGTATTTGACAATTTTATAAAAGATAAAGATTTCTTAAAAGAGATACAATCAAACTCATCAACAATATTTGGAAACCCAGGCGTTTATAAATGGTATGACGGATGGTTTAATAATTCTCCAGCAAACAACACTGCAAAGAAATTAATTCAATACATATGGGGTGAAAATTGTCCCATTTCGCAAACATTTGAAATTTCAGGTTTTGAGTATTGGACAGGAATTCAAGAAGCTAAGAATATTGGCGATAATTTCGAAGACAATCTACCAATGCATTTTGACAAAGATGAAGCTTGGTGGGAGAAAACAGGTGAATTTAAAACACCAATAATGGGTTCAATCTATTATCCACATCAAGATCAGTTTGAAGGCGGCATGTTAGAAATTTATACTAACGGCGAAGATAATCCACCAGAAATTGTTTATGCAAAACCAAATAGATTAATAATATTCGAAGCAGGAAAAGATCCACACCGAGTTACTGTTGTAACAAAAGGACAAAGGTTAGCAATCGCCATAAATTTATGGGAAGAAATACCTTACAGTAAACAAATCGGTAACTTTAACATAGAAGGATAAACAACATTATATGCAATTCGGTCAAGACTTTGAAAAAATATTCTTTAGGTTATCATTAGTAAAGCCTAAATACTTACAAGCTATTAAGAAAAGCTTTTATACATCTGAAGAGATAGATTTATTAAGCTACTTATCTAATAAGTTTTATGATAAGTTTCATGAGACTCCAAGTAAAGACCAATTATGGTTATTAATTGGTAGACATGAAAGAGCTAAAGAAAAGATTAATGAAGATTTATTAGATTTAGTTTTTAAAACAGATCTTGACCAATATGATGAAGAATGGTTAACTACTACCGCTGAATCCTGGATCAAATGGCGCACCTTTGATACAACTCTAATAGATACTATCGAATTTATTAAGACTACTAAGGTTACACCTGAGAACGCAGATACTGTGATTCAAAAAGTTAAAGGTCTTATTAATGACAGAAACAATATATCATTTAATTCTGATCTTGGTTTAGATTTCTTTGATGTTGATGCACACGATCAAAAAGAAACAGAAAAGGTAAGCTCAGGATATAACTTTATAGATAGAATGCTAGGAGGTGGATATGATAAGGGAGGTAATCTTATTGTATATGCAGGTGAGCAAAATATTGGTAAATCAATCTACTTAGCAAATGACGCAGCTAACTTTGTAAAAATGGGAACTAACACTGTAGTAATTACTGCAGAAATGGCAGCTCATAAATTTGTAAAAAGAATTGGATCAAATTTACTTAGTGTTAACATAGGCGAGTATGCCGAGAAAGCAAAAGCAAAAGATCACATTAAAAGAAGATTAGAAACAGTAGGCGATGGATTTACACCACCTGGACAATTATTCATTAAGCAAATGCCAACATCTCAAGCTACAGTATTAGATATTGAAGCATATGTTAGTCAAATTGAAGAAGAACGTCAAATAAAAGTCGGTGCAGTAGTAATTGATTATATCAATATCCTTGCCAATTATAGAAATCTAAATACTGAAAATACTTATATGAAGATCAAGCAGATTGCAGAAGATCTTAGAGCTATGGGTATTAGAAATGATTGGTTAATAGTTACTGCAACACAGATAAACAGAAATGGCTATAACTCATCAGATATTACAATGACAGATATTGCAGAATCAGCTGGACTTTCTCATACGGCAGATATAATGTTCGGTATTATTCAAGATGATTTAATGAGAGCAAATTCAGAGTATTGGTTAAAGGTCTTAAAAATCAGAGACGGTGAAGGTAAGGGTACTAAATGTAAATTAAATATTAATTGGAATTACATGAGGCTTATTGAGACAGATGACATTACTAATTCAAATTTACACGGAATATAAAAAACTACTATGGCAACAAACGATAAAATATTTAATAATTCATTCGATTCACCAGACTTCGAATTAACAGACATAACTTTCGATCTAGATCCTACGTTTAAAGACAATAGAGATGAAGAAATAAAAATTCATTTTGACATGATTGCTACTAAAATACATGATCTAATAGAAGGATCGAGATTTAAGGCATTTAACAAGGTAGATGATTTAGGTAGATGTAATAAACTAAAGAAATCAGATATTAATGATGTATATGGATATATCTCAGATGAGATGGCTGCTAAGTTTAGTCGCATAGATTTATTCAGCGAACTTTGTGTATATTTCGACATTAACCCAACCAAATTTTATAGCTCTCTTTCAAATGTATACAAAGAAGATCTTATACAAGAACTAGACAAAAAAACTGGAATTTTAGGAAAAAAGAACATCAATAAATTGTTTTAATGATTGACCAAAAGACACTAGGTCAAGAGGTCAAAAGAGTTTGGGTTCTTGGCGATTTACACTTTGGAGTAAGGGCCAATTCTATGGAATGGTTAGAAATTCAAAAAGATTTCTTTGAGAATTTATTTATACCTACTCTAATAAAACACGTTCAACCTGGCGATGTATTAGTACAAGTCGGAGATACGTTTGATAATAGACAATCTATTAATATCAAGGTATTAAACTATGCAGTTACTTTATTCGAAAGGCTGGGTGAAATATTACCAGTGCACATTATATGCGGTAACCATGATATATGGGCTAAAAAATCAAATGAGATAACATCAATTGATAGTTTAAAATGGATTCCTAATGTTCAGATCTATAAAGAACCAGAATTATTAAATTGGAATAATAGAAAAGTACTAATGATGCCATGGAGAAGAGATGCAGATCATGAAACATCAACTCTAGCAGATTTCCCACAAACAGATATAGTATTTTGTCATTCTGAAGTTAAAGGTATTTACCTCAATGCTAAAGTTAAAAACGAACACGGTACAGATTCTAATGTATATGATAAGTATACGAGGGTATATTCAGGACATATCCATTTTAGACAACAGCGTGGTAAATTATTAATGGTTGGTACTCCGTATCAATTGACCAGATCTGACGCAAACAACTCTAAGGGCTTTGATCTAGTAGATTTATCAAATATGGAAGAATCATTCTTTGAGAATCACATTTCTCCCAAATTTCTTAAATATAATGTAACGCAATTGTTTGACATTACGCTAGGAACGTTTAAATCACAAATTAAAAATAACTTTGTTGATTTATTTGTACCTAGCCAAATAGCCACAACTAATGCTCTTAGTCAGTTGATCAATAAGATACAACAAATTAGTCGTAAGCTAGAACCTAATATTTATCAAGAAGAAAATTACATTGACAAAGATTTCCATGACATAGAAGAAATAGAAGAGATGTATAAAAATTACAACATCTTGAACCTATGTGATATGTATGTTGATAGTATAGGTGATGACGAAGAAATGAAACAAAAGCTTAAAGCAAAGTTAAAACAACTGTACACTCAATGTGCATATAACTACGACACCGAAGCATGAGAATAGATTTTATAGAGTTTAAGAATTTCGCAAGTTATGGAAACCAATTGCAAAGAATAGAATTTGAGAAAACTAACTCAGAATTATTCTTAACACTTGGTAAAAATGGTGATGGTAAAACTACTATCGCTAATGCTATGATATATGCTCTTTATGGTAAAGTAGAGGGTGTTAAATTATCTGATTTACCAAATAGAATTAACAAAGAATTATACGTTCGTATAGGTTTAAAATGTGGTGCACTTCATATAGAAATAGAAAGAGGTTTAATGCCAAATAAATTTAGCGTTAAATTAAATGGTGTTGAATTTGATAAAGCAGGCAAGAAATCTGTACAAGACTATTTAGAAGAAGAGGTATTTGGTATTCCATATCATGTATTTAAAAACATTATTATTTTGTCGGTAAATGATTTTAAATCATTCTTAACAATGTCTAATCAAGATAAAAAACAAATTATCGATAAGATGTTTGGTTTCTCTATTCTCAATGATATGCAGCGTCAAATAAAAGATGAGCGTAGACAAGTTAAGATGGATATTGATTCCTATGAAAGTGAACTTAATGAAATAATGAATTCTATTGGTTCTGTTAGGGGTAGACTTAACACACTTTTAGAAGAATCAAATACTGCTAATAAATCAAAAATTGAAGAATTAAAAACAAATTTATTATCACTGAAAGCTAACGTAGAAACACTAGATACAGAGAGAACTAGTGCTGAAGGAGAAATGAATGCATTTAATACACAATACAGTGATAAACATTCTGATGCTAAAGATATTAAAAGAGAAATAGATTATCTAAATAAAAAACTCAAATTATATGAAAGTGGTCATTGTCCAACTTGTGAAACCAAATTAGATACCGAATGGCATACAAATCAAAAATGTGAGTTTGAAGAAAATATTAAAACAAACATGGACAGTATCAAATCTCTTAAAGGTGAGATGGACGTGTTATCAGAAAAAGTAACAGACGTAAGAGAATCTAAACTAAACCTAGAAGGACAAATCTCAGATCACAAGGTTACGATGCGTGGGCTTAAGGAAGAATTAATGAAATTAAAGAGTACTTCAGGTGGTAAGGACTTTGATCATCTAAGAAATCTTATTACTGAGTTCGAAGAAAAAGAAGCTACCAAATCCAAAAACAAAGACACTTTAAATGGTGATTACAGTTTTATGGAAGTAATAGAACAAATATTAGGAGAGGACGGGGTTAAGAACTTAGCTGTCAAGACTATTTTACCGGGACTTAATACTAATATCGCTGCCATGGCACAAACGATGCACTTACCATTTCACATAAGATTTGATGAGAAATTTAATTGTATTATTAATCACTTAGGCGAAGATATTAATCCAATGACTCTTTCAACTGGTGAAAGAAAGAAAGCAGATTTTATTATTATCATTGCAATTATTAAGATACTTAAGTTAAGATTTCCACAACTAAATATGTTGTTCTTAGACGAGTTGTTATCTTCAGTTGATCATGATGGTGTTTATAACATTCTTAAGATATTAAATCAAGTAATTAAAGAAAATAAGATTAATACGTTTGTTATAAACCATACAGTATTACCACATGAAATCTTTGATAAAAAGATTCAAATATACAGAGAAAATGGATTCTCTAAATTATCTATAGAAAGCATAGAATAATATTATGATATATAGAATAACTATTAAATATATAATTTAACTAAGTGGCTACGTACAATCTCAAATACAACAAAGACGATAGTGTTATCAGACATATTATTATAGGCCTGTTAGCAGATCTTAATAGTAAGTTAAGTTTTAGGAGACAATTAAGCAATGAAAATAGAGTTGTTGTTGATGTTCCTTTTTTCTATTCAGTGAGTGGAGATGAGAACTTCTTAAAAGACGCATTCTTATTTTCAAATGCTAACGGTATTGGTTGTGATCCAGATGGCGAATTCGCCGATGGTAATTATGATAAAGTGCCAAGAGGTATTGTAAACCTAACATCGTTTGCTGTAGATCCTTCAAAATTAGTTAATAAAAGAAACCTAGGTAACTATAATAGAATTAACGATGAAGGCTTTATGGAAGGCTTTGTTGCAGAATTTCAAATGATTCCAGTTAATGTAGGTGTTGATATTGAAATTTTAGTTTCAAGTCAATTAGATCTATTCAAAGTAACAGAAGCATTGGTTAAAAAAATGTATAAAGCTAATTTCTATCATGTTGATGCAGGACACATAGAAGATGGGACATATAGAATAAGTTCTCAGTACATGATGCCAGACGATTACACACAAGAAAGACCTGTAGAATATGGATTTGATGATAAGGGAAACCATAAGGTTACTTTTTCATTAGAGATAAATTCATTTATTCCTGACTTTAATTTTGAAGAAGATCAAATTAGAAAATATACAACAGATTACTTTGCACTTGGTGCAATTGGTGATTATGTAGATCCTAACGGATTTATTTCAGGAGTTCCTGTAGGACATGTTTATTGTGACAACGGCACAGGTGCCAAATGGGAATATAATGGAACAGAATGGGTTCAAATAGGCACATGCGGAGATTCAGAATCTGAATCACTTGGAGAAAAACTTGAAACAAGAGAAGAAGTTGTTAACGTTACTAAAAGACGAAAACAAAGTAATAGAATGTTCACTATTGGAAACTCTTCGATAAACTTAGAAGACAAATTAACCGACCAGGATAGAACAATGTTGGGCGACAATTATAGCGTCAAAGGGCGTGACTTACCATTCGAAGAATAATAGAATGATATATAAAGTAAATAAAAAATCTTAAATAAGATGGCAAAATTAAATAAAAACATTATTTCACCAGTATCAGAACATACGAACGGTTATGTTTTCAACATTGCTGGCCAAAATTTTAAAGTAGTTGGAAGCCACATAAGCATGTTCAACGAATCAAATAAGGCTTTCAATTTATTACTGTCTGGTCAAAAAATGTTCAACATTAATGAAAGTACAGTTGAATTCATATATGACTACAACGGTAAAAGCATAGTTTCTTCAATAGACGAGAATGCGTTTGATAACTTTAATAAAACAATTGAAACTAAAGAAAAATTAGCATTCTTAAAAGAAAGCACTAAGACTGTAAAATTAGGAGGAGGATCAAGTACAGATGCTCTAAATGAAGCATCAAATGAAATCGCTCTTTTAGAAGCATATCTTTCTACAATGGTTAAATCACCTAGAGGAATTAAATTTACATACAATGTTAATGAAAAAACTTACTTTGCTAATAACGCTGAATTATTAAATCACGGTTTTGGTATAGTAGAAACAATCATATCTGCGGGGTATATTAAATATCAAGATAAATCATTATTTAGTTTATTTGAAAATACTTGTAAAAATCACGCATCTTATAAGAGATTAGACTTTTTAGTAGAATCAAAATCCAATAACATATCTGTTACTACTATGAAAGCAGGTCACAATGTGTATGTTTGGAGAATGAATGAAACTACAACTCTTGGTAAATTTAGTAAACTTTTACCTGATGCTGCAATAGAATACGTAGCAGAACAAACAGGAGCTGATGTAACATATCTAGTTGAAGATTTATTAGAATCATTTTCAGAAAGAAGAGAAGCTAAAAGAAATAAGATTTCACTAATGCACGAAATGATTGCTTTCTTAAAGGATCAAAAAGGTAGAATTGCCGAAGCAGACAGAAATCTTCCAGATATTAAAGCAGCTGATAATTTAATTAACACTGAAATCACTAGATTAAGTGAAGAACTTACAGATGCACAAAACGAAGAATTACTTGGTCTTTCTGACGGTTATCTAGATGCTACAGTTTCTAGAGAAGCAGAAGGTTTAAAAGAAGGTGATCCTATTAAAGTTGATGCAGTAGAATACGCTTCAGCTGGAAAAGACGACACATTAACTGTATTTGCAAACGACGAACCTCTTAGAATTGAAAAATTCAAAGTTGCCTTAGAAGCAGGTGCTGGAGTTTAATACACACATATAAATTATTAATTGAAGCCCGTTTGGAAACAAATGGGCTTTTTTGTGTATAAACCTAAACTAAATAGGATTAATGGCTAGAAAAAAGAATTACCTCAACAACAAAGATCTTTATAACGCAATAGTAGAATCTAAAGATCAGGATAAACTAACACCTACGGCAGAGAAAATGTTAATGTTACTTGCAGAAAGAGCAATAAACAAATTAACATATGTAAATAGCGACGATAGGCAAGATTGTTTACAATTTGCAATGTTAGATTTACTAAAATACTGGCGTAATTTCAACCCAAAGTATACTAATGCATTTGCGTATTTTACAGAGATAGCAAAAAGAGGATATGCTAAAGGATGGAATAAAATACACCCACAAAAATATAAGAATACACTTTCAATGGATAAGATCTCATCAAAAGATTCTACAGGTGAAGGCGGAATGTTTAACATATAATGTCAATAAAAAATGTCAGACCAACTAATAACTCAGGATTTGTACAAGGGTATTTCATACCAACAAAGCCAGAGAAGTATATTGGCCCGACACCAATTATATACAGATCTTCTTGGGAACGAAAGTTTATGATAATGTGTGATACTAAAGATAATGTTGTTAAATGGGCAAGTGAGCCAGTTGAAATTAAATACATCTGGTCATTTGACAAACGAGAACACAAGTATTATCCTGACTTTTATATGAAAACAAAGACTCAAGAAGGATTTGAAGAATTTTTAGTTGAAATTAAACCCGAAGCACAAATAAGAAAACCTGAACCTCCAAAAAAGAGAAGCAAAGGAGCAATCAAATCGTATAAATTTCTAGCCGAACAGTATGTTAAAAATATGGATAAATACAAATATGCCAAAGCCTGGTCAGAAAACAGAGGGTGGAGGTTTATTGTACTTACAGAAAAGTCACTTAAATAATGGGTCAAATTAAGAAAGACATAAAACAATTATCTAAAAGCGCAGGTAGCATGAGTAAAGCTATTAACGAGGCTAAAAAGTGGTTTGATAAGGGCAAAACAAAAAGCATTGCAGATACTCGTACACCGTTTCAACCTGGAAAGGTATATGTTTTCGAATATAAAAAACCCAAACATATTGATAGGATAGCATGGTTTGACGCCAATCCTGTTGTTTTAGCATTAGATCCAACTGAAGCAGGAAATGATTGTGGTATAAACCTAAATCTTTTGCCACCTCAAATTAAAGAAGATCTATTAGATTTTGTTTATGAACAATTGAAAGGGCAAATAGAAAATCAAAAGAAAGGTGGATCTGCAGACAATGCAAAAAAACAAAGTGAACTTAAGTTTACTTATGAAGGTGCAAAAAGATTTTTAAAAGATTATGGTTTTGATTTTGCAATAAGGCAATACATTCCAAATCTTAAGACAAACCAAAAAGTGGTCTCTTACGAAAGTTGGGCAAAGATAGCTATTCTAGACTTTGCAGATATAAACGGCAGTGATATAAACAAGATCCAGGAAGCATTTAGAAACCACTTAAAGAAATGAGATATATAAAACATAACATAAATTAAAAACTATGGCAGGATTTACAGAGAAGAGAAACGGACCATTGAGCGTAAACACAAAACCGTTCAGTCTCTCAAGCGCACTTAAAACGCTGAGTAGCTTCGGTATGCGTTACGATGACTTAGTACTTAGACAGTCGCAAGCCATTGGTCCTATGGAGGACCAGATAGGTTATGGGGAAATGAACCCATTCGGTTACGACAACGATGATATTTATGGTGCATTCGCAGCAATGTCAATGACTGACATTAATCTTAAAAAGAATATTCCATTCTTTGATAAAGATTACATAAGTAAAAGAGATGAATTAAGAAGATTCTCAACAAACGATGAAATAGAAGATATTTTAGATATTCTTTGTGATGAGACTATAGTATATGATGAGAAGAATTTCTTCGCTCAACCTGAAGTTTTAGGACTTGATATATCTGATAAAGTAAATAAGGACCTTAACAGGTATTTCAGACAGATCTATCACTATTTTGGTTTTACAGAAGACCAATCAGCGTGGTACTATTATAGAAAATTCTTAATAGATGGTTATTTAGCATTTGAAATAATTTATTCCCCTGACCAAAAAGAAATTATAGGTTTTAAAGAACTAGATCCAGTTACTTTAATCCCAGGATATAACAACGACGACGGTAAGAAAGTTTGGGTACAATATAAAGATGATCCAGTAAAAGAGAGAAAGTTATATGATTCACAGATCATATACATCTCTTATTCGTCTATCACAACAGCATCGAGAGTCTCTTACTTAGAAAGATTAGTAAGAGCATTTAACCTACTTAGAATTATGGAACACACTAGAGTGATCTGGTCTGTTACTAATGCATCTTTCAGGATGAAGTTTATTATTCCTGTAGGTGGTAAATCTAAAACAAGAGCAAAGCAATCTCTTTCTCAACTTATGAATTCTTATAAAGAACAGGTTGATTTTGATTGGGACTCAGCTTCTCTTTCAACTGATGGTAAACCAATGCTCCAGTTTAGTAAAGAATATTGGCTACCTTCTAAAGATGGTGATTCACCAGAAATAGAAACACTAGGTGGTGAAGGTCCAGAACTAAATGATACAGAAGCACTTAAATATTTCTCAGATAAATTAAAGCACGTATCTAAGATTCCATTTAATAGATTTTTATATGAAGACGGTGGCGGGGAATTTAACCTTGCAGCTGATGGTATGATTAGAGATGAGATCAAGTTTGGTAAATTTATCAAACGTTTAAGATCTACATTCCAAGAGATATTAGTTAAGCCTTTATATTTACAAATCTGTTTAAAATACCCAGAGTTTATTGATGATCCTCAATTTAAAACTCAAGTAGCATTAAGATTTAATGAAGAGAATATGTTTGCTGAAATGAAACATATGGAAATCATGGAAAAAAGACTTGAATTCATTGGCAACATGAGAGATAGTTTAATGACAACTAATCAAGAAACTATGGAAGAAGAGTATTACTTCGACCAAGAATACCTAGTCAAAAAGTACTTAAAGTTATCTGACGACGAAATAAGATCTAACGAAGCAGCCAAAGCTGCAAAAGCTAGAGAAGAAGCAGAAGAACCAGAGGAAGAAGACGATGGAATGGGCATCTAAAATAAACTGAATATATAAATTATTATGAAAGTAATTAAAACAATCGAATCATTTGCAAAAGAATCTCGCTACAATAGAGTTATTGAAGCGGCAGTAAAGGCAGGTGAAGAATCTAAAGTCTATATCGATGATATTGAATTAGACTCTGGCAAAGCAGTAAAAGCTGTCGAAATTATTGGAGCTATTGCAGCTTATCCTACAGAGAAAGAATTTAAAAAGTATTTCTATGATCAATACGGAGAGAATGCATTTGGCGAAGGTGAAATCGAAGTAGTTGTTAAATACTACAATGACGTAAAAGCCGAAGAGGCCGAAGCTGAAAAAGAAGCTGAAAAAGAAGAAGAAGGTGGTGATGAAGAAGATCCACTGGCAGACCTATAAAGGTAATAAGATAATTACATAATATCTAAAGGATATATATTAAAAATAGAAAAATCCATTAATATGAAAAAAGCAAAGGATTTGCTAATCGTTGAAATGTCATCATCGGCTCTGAAAGTTACATCATCAGAGGAGAAAGATTACGTTCTCGAAGGAGTATTTGGTCAAATTGATCAAAAAAATAGAAACAATAGAATCTACACTGAAGATGAGTATGTTCCTCAAATAGAGGCTCTTCAGCAGAAAATTGAATCTTCTAAGTTGTTAGGTGAATTAGATCACCCACAACAATTTGATACTTCATTGAAAAACGTATCACACATTGTTGAAGAACTTTTTTATGATAAAGAAAGCAAAGAAGTAAGAGGTCGAATTAGACTATTAGATACTGAATGCGGTAGACAAGCAAAAGCGTTAGTTGATGCTGGTGTACCATTACAGATCTCATCAAGAGCAGCAGGAGCTGTCGAATCAAACGGTAAAGTAAAAATCAAGCAACTATTTACATATGATCTAGTAGCTGATCCTGGTTTTGAAAACGCAGAACTTAAAAGAGTTAATGAATCTTATGGATTTGGAAACGACACTGGCGTATACATTTACGAAATGGGTGAAGCTAACATTACCGAAAATATTGAAACACAAAACACAAACATAGAAATAAAAGAAAATAAAAACATGGAGGAATTCGTAAAAGCCGAAGACTTTAATAGATATTCTGAATATCTAGCAAAAGAAATTAAAGGCATAAAAGAGTCAATGGACGCTAAATCTGCCGATGCTAGTGAAGACATGACTGTAGAAAACATTAAATCTCACAATAATCATATTGCTGACAACGTTAACACGTTATCAGAGTATGTTACTTATTTAGCTGAGAAATTAGACCAATCTATTCAATATTCTGAGCATGTTGCTGAGAAAGCAGATCAAGGTATTACATATACTGAAGAAGTTGCTGAGAAATTAGATCAAGGTATTCAATATTCTGAGCATTTAGCTGAGTCTATTACTAAAGTAAAAGACTTCGCTAACTATTTAGCAGAAAATCATAACGAAGGAGCTGATTCAACAGCTAATATGTTAGGTTATGTAGAATACTTAAGAGAAAACTTACAATCTATTTCAGAATATGCAGAATACATTGCAGAATCAATCAACGAAAACTTAGTAGTTGAAGATGGTGCAGGTGTTGATGCTGAAGATATGGAAGATGAAACAACTGATGAAACGCCAGACGTTATTGACGGAGACGGTGAAGAGTACGAAAAAGCTGCAGATAGAGCAGAAGATAATTCAGATGAATTAGAAGCTGAAATAGAAGACGGTGAAGAAGGTGCTAAAGAAGTTACTGAAGATGAAGGCGAAGAAGCTGGTAAAGAAGTTGAAGAAATCGAAGATGACGCAGCTGAAGAACTTGAAGAAGATAAAGCTGAAGAAATCGAAGATGATATTAACGCTAAAGGCGAAATAGAAGATCTAGACGACAAAGTTGAAGATACTGAAGAAGAAGTTGAAAATGCTGAAGATCATGTAGTTGAAATGGACGAAGAAGATGACGTTGTTACAACTGGTGAAGAAGTTGAAGCTGAAGAAGTTGAAGCTGAAGGTGAAGAAGCAGCTGAAGAAGTTGAAGAAATGGAAGAAATGCATGACGAAGAAGCTGAAGGCGAAGAATCAACTGAAGAAGTTGAAGAGTCTGAAGAAGGCGCAAAAGATCTAGAAGAAATCGAAGGTGAAGAAGTTGAAGCTGGAGACAATTCTAAAGAAGGTGACGTTGATGCTCATGAAGCAGGTGAAGAAGCTGAAGATTTAGAATCTGATTTAGATAACAGTGATCAAAAAATTCCACCAACAGGTAATACTGACGAAGTTGAAGCTGGCGAAGGTGAAGAAGAAGCAGAAGGTGAAGATGCAGCATCAGATCCATTAGAAGCTTATAAGAATGAAATTTCTTCAAAACTAAATAACTTAATAGAAACTGCTCAAATCAAAGAGAATGAAAATCCTTCTTTCTTTAGAGTTGTTTCAGGAAGTACAATCGAAAAGTACAATGCTCTTAACGAAGATGCTAAAACTGAAGTTAGAAACGCAGTATCTAAAAGAGGCTTTATGACTGAAAGAGAAATTACTTCTATTATTGAATCATCTCAATTAATTGTTGAGAATAAAAACGCTGAACCATTTTTCTTAGCGGCTATGCCACTAGAATATAAAGAAACGTGGACAAACTTAAGCGAAGCTAAGCAAAATCAAGTTGCCGCACAATCAAAGTATCATACTTTAAATACTGAGTATCAAGTAAGAAACTTTTGGCAAACTAGAGATCTTAGAGAAACTAAGGTTGATTTAGCTAAAGTAGCAATGGTTAACGAATCTAAGACTGAAAACAAGCCAACGCTTGGATATGATGCTGGAATCTACGCTGAAGCTATGAAGAAAAGATTCGAGAAATAAAAAGATATATAATAATATAATCGACGAAAAAGGGTGACAGAAGCAGAAAACCCAAAATGTCGAGTTTAACTATAAACACAAACAAAAAAAGAACATTTACAAAATGGCAAAATTAATCAATGAATCTGAAATCAGAGGTACTTGGGCTCCTATTATTGAGGAAGCAACAGGAATCAATGAATCAGAAAAGCTAGCTTGGATGTCGACTTACTGTCACAATCACAAGCTTTATGAAGACGCACAAATGATGGCGTTAAACCCAACTAGCCCAGGATCTATGAATATAGGTGGTATGGGTGCTGTATCATTTCCTTCGCAAGTTGGAAACGGTGCTGATGTAGGAACTAACGGTTCTGGTGACAAGTCACCAACGTTATTACCTTTAGCAATGCAAGTTGCTGCACAAACTATCGCACTAGACTTAGTACCAGTTGTACCAATGGCTGGACCAATGGGTCTTTTATCTTACCTAGACTTCGTATACGAAGGAGGTAGATTAGATGGTGGTGTTGCTCCAACTTTCATTAAATCTTTAAGTGCTGACGGTGCTATAGCTGAAGCTGCAGCTGTGGATAACTATTTCTTCACAAGATTAGATCAAACATCAAGAATTGATGGTTTTTCTATCTATGAAGTTACTGAAATAGGTGCTCACGCTGGTACTTTACTAGATGCATTCGAAGCAGGTACTGCTGCGGATAACGGTATTGAATTAGTAAAAGCTTTAGAAGACCATATTCCTGGTTTCTCTGGTGCTGACGCTAATAACAGTCCAATGTCAAGAGAACTTGGTGAAAGATCTCCAGACAAATTAATGGGTCTATCTTTATTCTCTAAAAGTGTTGCTGCTGAAACTTTCCAAGTTGCTGCTGCAGTTACTAGAGAGCAAGTACAAGATCTTAAACAATTCGGTGTTGACGCTGTTGCTCAAGTAGAAGCAGTTTTAACTAACGAATTAACTCAGTCTATTAACCAACACATCTTAGCAGAAATGAGAAGATTAGGTGGTTTAGGTCAAGTTGGTTTAGGTGCTGACTTCTTAACATTAGGATTAACGCCTGCTGAATACGGTTTAGGTGGTAACACTATCGGTGATGTAAACAGAAGAATCTTAACTTACATCTTAGCTCACGCTAACTTTATTGCTAATAAAGGTAGAAGAGGTGCTGGTAACTTCGCAGTTGTTTCTGCAAAGATTGCTTCAGTATTACAAGGTGTTGCAGGTTTCGTACCTAACCCAATGGCTAATACAATTAACCAAGTTGCAGGTGCAATCTATCCATTAGGTTCAGTTGCAGGTATCAACGTTTACACTGATCCAACTCAAGACTTTGAGTCAGGTGACATCGTAGTTGGTAGAAAAGGTGACGGTAATTCTCCAGGACTAGTATTTATGCCATATTTAATGGCTGAATCAGTTCAAACTATTGCAGAAGGTACTATGGCTCCGAAAGTAGCTGTAAAATCTAGATATGCTTTAGTTGAGGCTGGATTCCATCCTGAAACTCAATATTCAAACTTCGAAGTAACTGGTGTAAAACTATAATCTTTGAATAGCAATATTTAATATTAAAAGGCCCTCTTTTTGAGGGTCTTTTTTTTGCTTTAAACTTTAGGCATATTTAAGAAGATATATAAATCATA